GACTAAGGAAAAAAGGTGATGACTTCTTAAGAGAAAATCATGAATCAGTTTTGGTCTATGAAAGCATAGTTAAAAAAAGAAAAAAGGCACAAATAGCAATAAGAAAAAGAAAAAATATAATTAATAAAAAAAGGAAAAAATTATTGTTAGGTGATGTAAAAACAAATAAATTCGCTTATGCAACAGAATTAAAAAATGAATTTAATAAATTAGAAGATCAGTATTCAAGGATGCTTGATATTGAGGAAAAAGCATGGGATAAAATGGCTGGAAACATGAGAAAAGTAAGGCGAGATATAACAAAAGTTACTCCTGAATTTAAGGAATACGTTGATAAATTAATTGATGATATAGACATAGTTACGCCGACAGTAGGAACTAAATTTATTGATAGAGGCAGCCTAATAAAAATAGAACAAACTTTAACAGCAGTTCAAAATGAAAAAGATAAAAATTTAGTCAAAAACTCTATTAAGGATTTTATGTATATGTTTAAAGGAAAAGGATTAACAGGAAACAACCCATTAAAAAGAGTTGAAATTCTTACAAGAGATTTAAGATCTTACAATCTAGAGAATCAAGTTTGGACCGTTCCTAAAAAGTCAGTAGTGTTTCATGAATTAATGCACACTGTAGAGAAGCAAAGGCAAGATATGTTTTTCACTGCTAGAAGATGGCTATCAGGTAAAGCCTACACAGTAGATAAATTAAAAAAGCTTAGATCTCATTTAGGATCTAAAACGCCAGAATTTTATAAAAACAATAAACCAGCTTTTCACCCTGTGGATATTTTTCAAAATGAAAATTTTATGCTTGAGAAGCCAAGATTTGTGAATGATTACATGGATGGTTATATGGGTGTTTTGTATCCAGACAATTGGGAATCTACAGAATTATGGACAGTGATGGCTCAGGAATTTGATACACCTGGACATATGATTAAAGTCCTAGAAAAGCACCCAGATTTTTTTAGAGTAATGCTTGGATTAGCTTTAGATTATAACTATTAAGGAATTGCACCTTGAGGGATTTTTCTTTTTAGTTCAACCTGAATTTGCTTTTCTAGTGTCTTATCTAGCTTTAAAGAATCAGTTCCAAATTCATTAACTAGAGCAACATATAAATCTGAAATAAGGCAATCATTAGAATCAACAGAGAATCCCCAAGCATTAAAAATACCCTCTCTTTTTATCCTCTTCCAATCTTTAACAGCAATCGCACGACCACTTACAGAGAACTTAAAATTCTCATATTTAAAGACAAGTTGCCCCCAATCAGTATCAGCGGTAATTGTTTGCATCTTTTCATTATATCATTAGCAAAAATTAAATACTATTCCTTAGGCAGAATATCTATATAATTAAGTCAGCTCCTGCGGAGCTTCAACTTTAACCATTACTCCATGTCTGAAAACGCTGAGGTGAACCCTGCGGGTGAAAGTCCTCAACCTCCTGCGGAGGATAAAAGCGCTAATGATCGTATTCGACTACTTGAAGCAAAAAATGCTGAATTGATAGTTGAAAAACAGAAAGTTAGTACCAAGTTTGACGAGATGCAGAAACAGATTAGGGATCTGGAAAACCTTCAATCAAAGCAAAAACAATCCAAGCTTGAAAAGCAAGGTGAGTTTGAATCTTTATGGAAGGAAGCACAGGGAACCGTTGCTGAAAGAGAAAAGCGTATTTCTGAATTAGAGAATCAACTCGACTCAGAAAGATCAGCTACTCAACAGCAAACGATAAAAGCACAGGCTGTAAACGCTTTCTCTCAAGCTGGCGTTCAACAACCTGAACATATGTACGCTTTGCATCAGGACAGATTACGCATGAACGGAAATGATTTAATGGTTGTCAATGGGGGCGTTGAACAACCTTTAAATTCTTTTGTTGATGGACTGAAGTCTCCAGATAGTCAATTTGCATATATGTTTGCCTCCTCAGGTGCGAAAGGTATGGGTGCTGTTGGATCTACTCCAAGTTCTATTGGTGGACAGGAAAATCCTTACACCACTGGAAATTTTTCCGCTGTTGTGAAATTGGAAGCTGAGAACCCCGAATTGGCCGCCCGATTTAAAGCACAAGCAGCGACAACAAAACAGTAAATTTTAATCATTAAAAATGGGAGTTTTTAATGGCAACTGGGGAACCGCCCCAAATGCCAACACTTTTACAAGTGATATAGATTCAGCAACTCGGTTAGCTACATCAGCACCGTTTGCAAAGTATCTAACAGAAGAGATTTTTCAAAAGTCTGCTTTTGTTCAGTCAGGCATTCTTCAAACAGATGCAAGACTAAATGGAATTACAGGTACAAGGGTTGAACTTCCTTTCTTTGCACCTCTAAACCCAACAGAAGAAGTTGTTAAAAGTTCAGCGACTTGGGGAACCAACTCCGCTGGTTACTACACAACACAAAAGACATCAGCTTCTACTCAGTACTGCACGATCACCACAAGGGGATTCAGCTATGCAGCCGATGACCTTTCTAGTTATCAAACTGGAGAAGATGCACTTGGGAACATCCGTTCACAATTGGCTGATGCAATCAACGTAAAGATGACTGCAAAGTTGACTTCAATGTTAACTGGAATCATCGGACCTTCTGGCCCACTAGCTGCAACCAATGTTTTAGATAAATCTATCTCTAACGCTGGAACAACTAAAACAGAAGCTCATTATTTAACAGCGGCTAACATTACAGAAGCGAAGTACAAGTTAGGCGAAAGAGCAAGCGATCTTACAACTCTTGTTGTGCATCCAAAAGTTGCTGCATACATGGAGCAAGTAGGTATGCTCACATTCTCAACCTCAACTCTTGCAGCGTCTGGCGCCGTAACTTGGGGAGCTGGAGGTGTTGGTGTTGACAATACTCAAGTTGGCCGTTTCGCTGGCTTGAATGTTGTTGTTGATGGCCAAATGCCAGTACGTGGTGCATCTGGAGAACATGAATTTTTCCCTTGCTACTTAACAGGTACAGGCTTAATTAAAACTGGTTCTCAATTCCCTCTTCTCATCGAGACAGAGAGAAACATCCAGTCTCTCCAAAACAACATGGCTGTTACTTATAACAATGCTATGCACGTTCTTGGAACTTCTTGGGGAGCCGCTTTTGATGATCCATCAAATGCCCAGCTTGCAACTGCTGCTAACTGGAGCAAAGCTTACTCAGAAGCTAAAATGATTCCTCTAGTGGAATTAATCGTTAACTCTCCTTTTGGTGGCACTGTCGCTTAAGCCTCGCTAGGCTAAATAAGGAAAGAAAGAGATGGAAAAGGGGGTCTAATAGCCCCCTTTTTTATTTCCAATCATTACCAAAAAAGTCATGTGCGGACTTAAAAGGAAGATGTTTTACAAGGGCAAAACATATTTAAAAGATTCAAGGTCTAAACTTATTGATGCTCCCCCTATGGAGGCAGAATTAAAACAGTTACAATTAATTTTAATGGGCTGGAAACTTCTTTATTCCTATGACATTTGATTCAACGCTGGGAGGTAAAGATGCAACATCTTATATTCCAGTTGCAACAGCAGATACTATTTTTGGGAACAGTCTCCAAAACACTGAATGGACTGCATTAACAACGGCTCAAAAACAAACGGCCTTGATGGTGGCAACCCAAAGTTTAGAAGTCCTTAACTTTCTAGGGGATAGATGCACACCAGCAACAGATGATTCAACTGTTGAACAACGATTACAATGGCCAAGAAAAAACGCCAGTTGCAAAGGTGTAAAAACTACGGCTGACACAATCCCTCTTCCAGTTCGTATTGCTTGCTCACAACTTGCCCTGGAACTGCATAAGGATTCAACAGCTCTTCTTGGAGGAGGCGCAAATAACGAAACAAAAGGAAGTTTAAAAACTCAACAGCTTGGAGAATTAAGACAAGAATTTTATGACGTAAAAGAAGGAGCCTCAATTAAAGTAGACGCATCAGCTCCAATAGTTTTACAAAAATTTCCCTGGTTAGTTGATCTTTTAAATTGTTGGTTAATTGGCAGTTTTGGAGCAAGTAAAGTTCTTTTGAGGGTTAGAAGCTAATGGCAGCTCCACAGGATAATTGGGCAAGACCTCTTGCTAAATCATTAGTAGATTCATTTAGAGTTCCAAGCCTTTCATATATAAGGGTTGCAACTACCTACAACACAACAACAGGATTAACAACAGATACAGAGACAACTTATACAGGAGCTGGGGCTGTTATCAAATCATCCAATAATGAAGAAACTGGAGAACTAGGAGGTAATGAAAGTATTGATGTTTGGATTGATCTTCAAGGAATAGGAGATATTTATCCAACTACTAACGACTTCATTTCTTATGACAGTAAAAGATGGAGAATCCAGGCTATAGATCCTAAATATTCAGGAGATACAAAATACGCCTGCAAAGTAAAAGCCTTTGCTGCTTAATTAGTTCTAATCCTAAAACCAAAACTAAAACGGTTACAGGTAGAGCCTACACAGTGCCAAAAATAAGGCTTAGTTGGTTTTAATTCAAACTGCCTAATTGTTAAACCTTTATCATCAAAATCAGTAATAATCTTTCCATCTTCCTCATATCTAAAAAAAGATTTTTTATCCTCGTCAGCATAAACAATATATAAAACTGTTTTACAAGGATCTAAATGATTTGTATGCCAGCCCATATATCCAGAATCAGGATAATAAAAAGAACCACTCATAAAAATATTATCAATATCATAAATATTTTCTAATACATTAAAGATTTTACTTTCTGCATCTGAATTGATACTTTCCAAGAACTTTGAAAAATCTCTCATATTTACTTCTTCTCTTGCCTGATCAATTAATACTTCTTCTAGTTTTTTCTTTCTCTCTAATGCTTGAGCATTAAGAAAAGTAGCTGCATTATTTACATAATTGACATTAACATTATTTTTTATTTGTCTAATTGTAGGTTCTATTATTTGATTTAATTCCTCTTTGATTTCAAGAGGAAAAGGATTTCTTAAAACAGTCAAGAGGCAGGAACAAAAGAGCCTTGCGTTGGGGTCTTTTCTTCTGATATTTGAATCTGTAAATTATCTTCTACTGCCTTAACTTGATCATCACCAAGAACAGCTTTCACATCAGCAATAATTTCCGCTGTTGTTAAATCAGTCCTAGCCGAAAGAGTTTCTGGCTTAGTCAGAGTAGAACTGCCATAAGAAGAAGCGGAATAAATTCCATCAGTTCTTAAAACTGTCCAGTGAGCAGTATGCACAAAACCATCACTGAGGTCATAGTCTGTATTAGCTAGACCCCATGTTGTAGTTGCCATTACATTTGATATTTAATATTTATACTTTAGCCCTCAGCAGGGGTAACGACAGAACACTCAGGATTTTCTTCTTTTACCTGATCTTCTAATTCTGCATATTGTGCATTTTTCACATAAAAATCACTTGCAATTTGATCTCTTTCCTTTGTGAGTTTTTCTATCTCTACGCTTAATTCGTTGCTTTTTGCCGCCAAAGCTTGTGCCTCTGCTTTGCGTTCGTCTCTACGTTCAGTAAGTGTTGACATAAAAAAAGGTTAGATCATTAAAAGTCTACATGTTTGAGCAATGTTGCCCATTACGGCTTTTACTGTTTGACCAGCCTAAGTTATTTTTTTAGACATAGGATCAAATGTTTTGCCGAGATTAGCTCTAGAAGCAACCCAAGCATCTACTTGATCTTTAGAAGCTGTATATGCTTCATCCGTAACCTCATCATCAGTTTTACTACCTATCTCAATAGATTTATTAATAAAATAAACTCCTTTATTTGAATCATCAGTTACTTCAAATCCTACATTCTTTTTGCCTGTGGGATTATTACTTGCATCTATTTCTGCCTCAAACGTTGTGATCTTGTAAATTAAAGCCATGAAATTAAACTCCTTGGAAATGTAGAATGGTTACTGCTATTCTATTCTCTATACCTATTCTATTCTTAACAACGAAGGTACCATTACCAGATTTATATACACAAATATAACCATCAGTATTTGAATCTCTAAAACTATCATGGCTTTGGTGCATTTTTTGAAATCCTCCTGTATAAGTCATATGGAAGATTGCAGTAGGATAATTAGTTGCTGGACCTGGACTTTTCCAAGCTGAAATCAGAACAAGTGCATTAGTATTGACTTGATAGGTAGAAGATACTGCATCATCGGCATAAGTCGCATAACCACTATTCCATTTAGATTCAACAACTCCGGTTTGTAATTCTGATAATTTAAACTTTTGAGTTCCACCTATTTCATATTCAAAACCTCCAGAATTTGCAGCAGCAGCGTTAAAACTTAAAACATTACCTTCACCTCTTATCCAGTTAGAGGTATTTTGTCCTGCTGTTCCTGTTGAACATAAACTTAATCGAACATCTGAATTATCAGCTCCTATATGAACATGTGCTCCGAGTTTGTTTAAATGCAATCCTGTATAACCAACACCTAAATTTAAAGATTGTATTTCCTGGTTAGTAAGTGAAAGCTGTTGATTACTTAAACCATGTCCTCCAATACCTATACCAGTTGTGCAATGGAGTTGATAATTTGGTGAAGTACCTCCTAGACCTACGTTTCCACCAGGCTCAATCCGCATCCGTTCAATTGAATTAGTTCCAAAAACAACAGGTGTTCCTGTTGCTCCTATTGTGTATATCTCTAAAGCAACGTTTGTACCATTACTAGAAATAATTTGATTGGAATATGTCGTACCTGCTATACCTGCTGAGTCACCTCTTGATCGGTGATATAAAGTTCCACTGTTAAAACCTGCTCCATCAGTAGTTGTATTTGCGTCAGTAGAACTTGTATTTGCTATTGTAAATTTGCTTCCTGGACTTGTTGTACCTATACCTACGTTTCCACCTGATGTTATGGTAAGTTTTGGTGTATTAGAAGTTCTAAAATTGATTTTTGCATTAGTAGTATCATATTGAATATTGCAAACCTCACTTCCAGCAGAATTTAAAGCTCTTAATGCACCAAAAGTTCCGTTAGATGTTGGTTTAAAACCAATACCATTATGAGTAGAAGGGTCAACTTTTATTCCGAAAAGTGAATCTGCTACTTTTGCACTGTCATTAATAATGACTTCACCCACTGACGTGAGGCGAAGTCTTTCATTACCACCATTAGTTGCTAAAACTAAATTTCCTTGTGCTCTTAATGCAAGGTCTGTTGCAGTTCCACCACTAATACTTGCAGCAGCACTACCAAAATATCCAAGAGCTGATCCACTTCTTTGAAGCTCTATATTTGGACCATCAGAATGTGTTGAATTAAGTTGTAGAATATTTTGTGCAGAAGAATCTATATCAAGTTTTGATCCATCAAAGATAAGATTTGCCTCACCTTGAATTGCACTAGAACTTGAGGCTGTAATAACTCTATTATCTGCACCATTTGTTATAGGTAAACCACCAATAAATGATGTGGCGGTACAGGTACCTGCAAAAGTGGCATCACCGTCAGCGGCTATACCTAATTTTTCTACCCAACTTCCACTTTCTTTACTTCTAAATGTAAGATTTGAATCTCCTGCATTTTGAATACGCCAAAGATCATTATCATCATCGGCTTCATCAGCCTGAAGTTCTATTACCGACGCACCAGCTTCTCCTGCTTTTACATATAAAAAAGCATCACCTAAATTACTAGTATTAATAATAGATAAAGTATTAGCTGTAGTTACATTCCCTGCAAATGTGGCTTTACCATCGCTCCCTATTGTTAGTCGTGTTGTAGGTGATACTGAACCTGCTGAATCTGCTGTTGTGGCAAATAACAATTCACCTGGCATCCTATTGCCTGCAACCGTTCCATTTGATTTAGCAACAATTGACGCACCAATACTTTGAAT